CGGACGGATCGCTTGAGTCCTTAGTTGAGAAGGGAAACTTTCTCTTGTCGAGGAATCCTGCTGTGGCTGTAGGATATTTTGACGCATTAAGGAAGCGGTGGAATGATTTGAGTCCCCAACAACAGTGGCGTGATGCCTTGTTAGGTGGAGTGACTCCAGATGACAACTTTCGAAGGTTCATCACGTTCAAGAAGAATACTGATGAACACGCGATATTCCTTTCGCCAGAGAAGTGGGATGAGGCACCAACGTGGGTGAAGACACGAGCTAGCCGTGAGGGCGCGCTTGTGTTCAACTTGTCTCCTCGAAACACTTTCGGGGCCGTGATGATGGCGCTTGGCGTTGAGAAGTTTAAGGCAAATCCTTTCATCAGGTGTCTGAGGACATACTACGATTACGGTGTACTGATAGGAAAGGAAGAACCGATCATCCCGGGTGGGGCGGAACTCAACCTGCGTGATGGCATCGATACCCTTGTAGGGCCGCGCTTACACCTATTACTTATGGGTGCTTGGATTTATGAAGACGGCAGGCTGCCGTTTGAGATCTTGTATGAGGTGGTGTGTGGTATGTTCCGTGATCCATACCATGAGGCTGCGTCCTTGAAGTCAAACGCTTCTGTGCTTAAGCAGTTTGTCTTTGCGAGATCGCTGAAAGGAGACGTGGTTAAGTGGAACCCAATCAAGAAGAAGAGTGATCCACTTCAAGGATTCCGCATGGCCAGGTTGGAGCATGATGGAGTATTCGTCGGAGATAAGAAGGTACCATTCAATGATGAATCCCTGTATCAAGTGTATGTAACCAAGATCCTAGAGTCGGAAGCAGGGCTGAGAGACTCGGGATATTCGAAAACCGCTGAGTGGTATCGTACCATGATATCAGCGGAAGTAACGCGAGAGAATCTGGCGAAGATGGCGTTTATGAATTCGGTTGAAGGTATGGTGGGGTTCACCAGAGGTGATCGCATCGAGTCGTTCAAGAAGCAGATTCATAAGGAGGGTACAGTACCCGCCAACCCGGGGTATCTCCCGGAGCTTGAGGACATAGTGTCTAGATTCGTTCAATGGACTTCAGATCACAATCGTTGGGTGAATGATGAGGAGTGGAAGGCGAGGCTACATCGCGCCTTAAACTCCAACTCAGCTGGTGGTCCTCGCGTTAAATTCACTGTTAAGCTGGGCGACAGGACCCATGAATTTGTAGCCACAGATAAGACGATGGTATTCATTTCGAACCCAGAATTGTTCATCTCGAATGAAGAATTCATCGCGGCCATGACGGTGATCAAACCGGGTGGTGTAACTTCGCGCGACGTTGTCGGTGGGCGCGATACTAGAGCTGTATGGATGATAGCTTTAGTATTGTACCTATACGAAACGTTGTGGGCTTACGCAAAGACGGACTTTCTCACTGATGAGGGATACGTGTCATTCGGAGAGTTGGGGCTGGATGCGCATAAGAAATTCATTTACAATACTGGGTATTGGCAGTGGATCAATGTGCTGAAGGATTTCAGCTCTTATGATACCACTCAGGAGTGGTCAAATGCGTATGGACCTTTGACATCATTGATGGTCAAGTACATGAACCGGGCTGGGCTGACTGAGGACATAAATGGGATGGGGACCATTCCTGAATTATATGTCAAGGTAGCTGAGAAGATGCGCAACGCGGTGTTTGATCTGGGTAACGGTGAGTTGGTGACACCGGCCCAGAATCACTCTGGTAGATTGGACACCGCTAATGATAATTCTATCTTCAACATTGCGCAAGATACGTATGAGGGTAGGGTGGTCAATGAGAGATATCCTGCTCTCAAGGCTGTGATCGGTGAGCGGCAGAATTTCTCGGTGCTTGGTGATGATAGTATCAAGGATTACTTGGTTACAAGACCGCTCACGACTGAACAGCAGTCTGAGTGGGGTGAAGCTATTGAGCGAGCGGCCACAGAGTGTGGTTTCAAGCTCAATAGGTACAAATGTCTGAGGAGGACGATGTACGGGGAGTATCTGAAAATCTTGTATATGTGTGGTTTTTTGGTTCCTCAGCTGGGAAGGTTGATGCCTTTCTCCTCTGAGCGAGTCAACACCATATCCGACCCTGTAGAGGTCATGAGGGGCCTTAGTTCTTTCTACAGGACGATGGTTGCTCGTGGTGCGAAGCATGAGTTGACTATCCTGGTGATGCATCACATATGGAACATCAAACGGGGATTGAAACAGGCTTTCTACAAGACCAGAGCCATGTTTGAAAGAGCTAAGCAGGAGGGACGGTTGAAGGAGAGGTATGTGGATTATCCCTTCGCCGTGATGTGGGTGCCTCAAGCGCTGGGTGGTGTGGGCGAACTTCCGTGGACCCTGTTGGGTGCATCTAAAGACGCCATGATCTATCTGTGGGCGAGGAAGTTCCCTCGACTCTTGGAGGTAATCAATCATGCCGCCCATTACGTGCAGCCTTCTAATGACATCAACAGACAGTTGGCGAAACAAATCTTTGAGAGTGGTCAGGCAAACGCCTATCAGAAGTGGTTAAAGGAGAGAGTTTACGAAAACTCTAGACTAAAAGCCGCGTATGATGAGCGGAAATTGTATGACATCCCTCTAGGGGATTTAGGCATCGAGTTCGCTCCAGAGCGGAGGATTCGACGAACGTTGATGGGGTCATCGAAGATCACTTCATTGGCGGTAGAAAAGAAAACCAAGTTGGCTGAGGAGTTACTGCAGCGTGGTAAGTCCCCAGCAGTGCGCGATTACGTGGGTGAGATGTTCTCATGGTTAGGGGACATAGATGTGGAATTTGGCGAGCCACTCCCTGCCGTACAGGATGGGTTCGTTGTCGTTGGGCGCGATGAGAGTGTATCGAGGTTTGAGTTGGCGATCGGATTTTCTACCGTAACCAATGACCAGAGGTCGAGGATGCAGGAGATATTCCGGTTGCTCAATGACAAAGTATTTAATGCCGAAGCAGAAATTGGATACGATACTTTGATGCAACTATTCACTAGGCCGGACATTTTTCCTTCTCCAGACCGCATCGCTTCTGTGGCGGTGCGTATTGGTGCGGCTAAGGATCGTGCAGTGTTATTCGCAAATAGATTTGTGTCGAGCTTTGATTCGGCTTTGATCGTGGAACGAGGGCAGAAGTTCTCTTCCGGTGATGAGTTTGGAAATTCGCTCGATCTATCCTATTCACGAATTGCGAATATCATTGATATACCATTGTGGATTATCGACTCCGACGCACGCTATTTAGTGAGGCAAGTGTGCATCATGATGCTATTAACAATACCTTTCTGGCATGACCTGCGAAAACCAGTGTTGCGTACGTTTGGTGATGTCCAGGAAGTGATTTTATCTAAGTTGTTACCGCGGTTTACTTTGAAAAATCAACCGTATCTGGAGTTCTTCCCTCTCAACACATACTATTGAGTTGGGTCCGGATGATTTCATGGTGGTCAAGGTGATTGGAC